TCAGCGAATCTATTTGTTCTTTTTGTTCTTTTACTGCACCAATCAGCAAAGAAACAATGTTATCTACTTCTATAGATGCTTTGTCATTCTTATCTGCTTCAATACACTCTTCGGACGTTTGTTTTTTTCTAAAGATAATATCGTAGTTTTTACGGTATTCGTCAGTTACTTTCTTTTGATTCTCATTCATTTTTTCGCTTTAGCTCCTACTCTACGTTTCTCGCTCTTGCTCTTGCTCTTGCTCTTGCTTGGTGTTTCGTTCAACTTCTTCTCTCGCTCTAGCTCTAGTTTCTCAACAAATTCTCGATGTTCAGCATTAAGTCTCAGATAGTCTTCTTCTGATACTTCTGCATCATTCCATTTAAACTTAGTGATTTCTATACCATTGATAATCATATTTCAGTGTCTTTATTATATTTGTCTCGCTGATCGTTTCTACGTTCTTGAATGGTTTTCTCTTTGAAGAACTTACGAGGATTACCACACATAACGCAATCAGCATTACCACACGTAGTTGATGTCAATTTGTGAAACATATGACGAATCTTGTTGGGAAAACCATGTGCTTTAGCAATCGAGACTTGTCTTTCGATGTGTCTTTCAGTCTTAGCAATTCGCTTGGAGTGTTTGTTTTTGGTATCTTGGTCGGACATATAAAAAATAGGGCTTGAAAACCTTAGAGAATTGATAAAAGCATATATATTAGTATAAACACTTATATCGTTAACAACTAGAAAGAGAATTAAAAATGTTTTTTATACTTATCGTCTTTACTCTGTATGTCTTAGCTATCAGTTTAACTAAAGGCTTGTACTTTACGCTACCACGTTTGTCAAAATACAACTCTGGCTTAGAAGAATACATTTCTGCTAAAAAGCCACAGAATGTGTATGAATTAGAACGTCTCACACGACAATATGAAGCATTAACTGTGCTTGGTCACGGACTCTGATTCAAGATTCTCAATAAGGTATGCACCAGAGTATCGAGATAGAATACACTCGACTTCTTCGATACTCATAGAATAAAATAAAGAGATTTCTTGTATCGTGTGACCTAGTTCGTAGTCTTCACACATACTAAGAATTCGATTTTTGATATAACTCATAGCACTTCTCCATTAAAAGTGTATTGTAACACAAGTCATTCACTTTGTGTTGGTAATCATTTGAAGTTTGGTCCTATGCACCAGTACGATAGAGAGATTCGGACACCTTTGGTGACTGGTGCAACACGGTGATAGAGCCAAGATGGAAATACAAGCAATGTGCCGGGTTGATGAATTTCCGGGACTTTACCATTATTTCCATTACCTACAAAGAATTCAAAGTCGCCGCCTTCATAATCGTCTTGTGATACATTCAAAATCGCTGTCAATTTAGTATCGAGAAATGGTGAATTAGGATACGCATCTCGATGCATCGGATACTCATTCTTATCTTCTGCATCATAGAAGTTTAGATTGATTCGATTTGATAGTTCACCAATCGGTGATAGATCAAAATTAAAATAATGTCGATTGATTGAATTGATATTATAGAAAAATTTCTGAAGTATATTATCGTATTTCCAGAGCGCTCCTTGCATCACGTGTACGTTCTTACCTGGTGCACCAACATCTATCGAATGTTCGTCCTGATTAGCTATTGTGGCTTCAATAATCTCCAGACATTCTTGTTTTGAATATAAATTGTGCATCCAATAATATTGTGGTTTATTATTAATCATGATTGTAGAACCATTTCTTATATACGTCTTGTAAATATGTTTTGTTCACTTTCCATTGCATTTTCATAACAGTAGATTGTGTTTTCGTAAATGCAATTTCTTTATCTGTAGGATGTCTATTCACAAAATCATAATCTGATGCTGGTATAGGCAAAATCTTACAAATAGGTGTGCCTGCTTTTACTAAAACTTCATCATTGAGTTTGTGCCAGTATAAAATGGGATTTATTTGATTTGTCATTGTAGGATCAAGTAAACCAGATGCACATGTGAATCTATCTTCTTCAAGATAATCTAACGGAAGCATCAGCAGTAACCAATCTTTTGGTAAATGAAAAAACCATCCTGGTTCTAACTTAATTACGGTTTTCAATGTGTTGCTTGGAAAGTTAGTCAGATAGTCTGCATATAGTTCTGGACCAAAACTCGATATCAATGTTTTATTTTCAATGTTACCCACTGGTGTACGATGTGAGAATGTTATTCCGTCACCGTTTGTCTTGATTATAAAATCATGCCATGTTCTAACTGTAAATCCGCTTCTTACCAAGTTAAGAATACCTGTACAGAGATGGGCTCTATTATGATTAGTTGATACACCATGTAAGTATGGTTTATTCTTGATTGATTCTGCGGATTTTTTGCCCCAAGGTAAAGACGTTCTTTCTGATGTCAATATAGGATACAATTCTTGTACCGCAGGATATGCGTTATAGAATTCTATCTTTGGTTTTTTTCTGAATATATTCATACTTTAATGTTCGACCATTTGTGTAATCGATCCTTCTTATTTTGTATCGCTTCATCAATTATATCCATATTGAGATATCCTTTATCTACTAGAATATCTACCATTGCAATGAAGTCACCAATTTCCATATGTAATGATTCAACATTTGATAACGAATTTGGATATGGAAATTTAGAGTCTTCACCGAATCTAAAAACTTTTGATATGGCTTGTATAACTTCTGCTCCTTCTTCTTGGAGAATTCTCAAGCACTCTTTCACTTCACGTGTTCTTTTTGACGATTTCATATTTTACATTCTCTTTTTTGTATTACTTCCCATTGATACGATGTACGTATAATATCATTCAAATTATATTTAGGCTTAAATTTTAGTAACTGTTCTGCTCTTGTAGTATCGCATCTTAAAACATCAGGATCACCAGGTCTTCTTGATTGAACTACTGTTACATATTCACGATTTGTCACTTTTTCAATTTCTTTTAAAACTTCTAAAATAGAGTATCCAGTACCAGAACCAATATCAAAATTTTCTGCGACATTATTTTCAATCAAATACTCATCCGCTTTTATGTGACTAATTGCGAGGTCGGATACGTGTATGTAGTCCCTGATGCAAGTGCCGTCATGAGTATCATAGTCCATACCATAAAGATTAAATATATCACTATTAAGAATATTCGGAATAAGATGTGTTTCGGGCGAATGATTCTCTCCAAACTCATTATCGATATCTGCACCTGCAACATTAAAATAACGTAGACTAACACTTTTAATTCCTTCTTTGTATGCATCTGAGTAAATTAACTCACTCATTTTTTTAGTTCTACCATAAACAGAATCACCATAGACACCAGCACTTGATGAAAAAACAACTCTATCACAATTGAAATAATTTTTCATTAACTTCAATGTGTTGATTGTAGCACATATATTGTTGTAATAGTAATTAATCGGTTCTTTCTCACCAGTTGCAACTTCAATCAAACCAGCAAGATGAAAAACAACATCAACCTTAATTGCTGGTACTCTTTCGGGTTCTTTAGTGAGATCGTGTTGCCAATATAAATCGCAATACTTATCACTCATCAAATCTTCAACTGGTTTACGATCAACGACAATAACTGTATATCCATTTTTCTTTAACTCTTTCTGAAGGTGATGGCCAATATAGCCATTACCTCCAGTGATCAAAGCTCTCTTGCTCATGCTATCATTCCAATAAATTTGTTGAGTACAACTCGATTGGTGATCTTTGATGTTGCAAATTTACTAAAGGCAGTAGTCAATGATCTGGTACTGTTATTAGAACTAACAACAAATTCATTATCATCATCAGTATCTAGACTATCGGATTTCAACAAATAAAATTCATCATATCCAGCTGACGTGATTGTGATACTTTTATCTTTTCTGAATTTGATACGGCAATCATCAAATGAAACTGTACTGGGTAAAAACTTCCAAGCATTGGTTTTGAAATCTCTGTTGTTCAGAATATAGAAACCAATTACATTACAACCAGTAACCTCTTTGAGCAATTTCAATGCGGCAACTGTATATTGTGTTGCGGTTGTATCTTTGATTTCTGATACTGAATTTTTGTATCGTAATATGCTACGTACATCATATGCAGATATGCGATCTGAACGTGGATTTGCTAATAAACTTTCTTGTGATTGCATTACATATTTCAATGCATGTCCTTCACCATCAGTTAAGAATACGGTATTGACAATCTGTAACTTGTTTTCACTTTTGAATTTTGGAATAATTTTAAATGCTGAGAAAATTGCCTCATTCAATGGTGTATAACTCATTGAAAGAAAGTCTGGACACATCATGCCTTTTCCAATTGTCAATAATAAATTTGACATGTAAACAAAATCATTTTGACTCATTGTATTATTGAAAAATTCAAGCAAATGGAATTGTTGCATTTCAATATCACCAATCTTAAATTGTTGGTGATGGTGTCTTGTTCCAGTTGTTGGATGATCATGGAAATAGTCACTAGTAAAAGCATATACTCTATAAGGTATATTCACTTTTTTGCAAAATAATACCAAATTCAATAATTGTTTAATAGTATTCTCAAGGTGAGCACCCATGGATCCAGACCAGTCAAGGAACATAACTAAACCATGCGATTTGCCACCAGGAACAACTGTCATACGTTTGAAAATATCTTCATTGAATTGATATGAAAATATTTTGTTCATATTCAATTCACCAGTTTTGGCAATAGATGCACGTTTTTGTTGTTCGGCATTTTTACGCATTTCAAACTCTTTGACTAGGTATGATACCACTTTATTTGAATTTTTTCTGAATTCAGTAAAGAGAGTTTTATCATTTTCATTTAAAAAATCACCGCGGTCACGATAATTTTTTGTGCGTCTGATTATTGTTTTATGCGTGACAATTGCCGTATCAATATTGACATCTGGAATATTACCATAGAAAATCTCTCTGGAAAGATGATCGATTAATTTTTCTTCATTTTGACGGAATGAATTGTCGGTTTTTGATTCCAGATCACTATCATCTTTTTCGGTCATTTCATCATCGGATGAACCACTTTGAATTGTTTCTGGTAATTCATCATCACTTTGCTCACCATCATCTTGATTACCAGATGGTGTTGGTGATGCATTGTCATTAGTATCATCAGATTGTTCAAAGTCATCCAAATAGGAATCATCAAAGTCACCTTCATTTTCTTGTTTTTCTTCGGTATCTTCCTTTTCGTTATCCTGATAATCTTGTTGAGATTGTTTTTTTTGTTTTTGTTCTGCCATCAATGTTTGGATTTTGCGGGCAAGAACAACCACTTGATCAAAAGTTTCCAGTGCGTCAACCTCACTGATGATTTCCTTTTCTGTGTCATCAAAATTAACACTATGGAGGGCACCTAGTTTATATTGAATATTGATTCGGTCTATTAGGTTTAATGTGTTTACGTCAACACCTTCGAGACTAAAAAAGTCACGACCATACAGATCACGGTAACCTTTAGAGAATTCGGATTTGAGACCAGGATATTTGCGTTTGATTAATTTTTCGATTCGGCAATCTTCAAGAACATTAAGAATTGATCTGGGAATTTTGAGATCAATAATAGAATCGTGCCAGCCTTCGTTAGGTGTGAATAGTGCATGACCAACCTCATGTCCAATGAAAAGGTCGTAGACATATGATGGCAGGTCATTTGATAGAATAGGAACAACCAAAGTGCGAACTTTAGTATTAAAATATGCCGTGCGTACTTTTCGGTGTTCTACTGTCAAATTTTCGGTAGCCAACAACTTTGCGAGTTGTGATTTTGAGTTCTGTAACATGTAATCTCCGTTTTTCAGAATATAGACATATTATCTCATGGATCCGCTACCAAGTCAAGAGATTTTTATCTTATCCATGAATGTGTTGTATTTTTGCAACAAATATTTGTATTCTCTAATCAAGCTGGATAACTTATCTTTTTTGTTATATTTACTAACGGTATCGTAATTTAATTTGAAATCCTCAATTAGATATTTTTTAGGTTCTGATGCCAGATATGCCTGAATTTCATCTGGTATGACGTTAGCATTATATCCCATTTTAATCAATTCTTTTACCATTTTATTGTATTGTCTGGGATAGTCTTGTTTAAAATGTATATTAAAGATATCTGCATACCAACGATAATTTTCATCAAGAAAATATAATGCATGAGCAATTTCATGTTTAATAGTATCTTTTTCTTTTTCTAATGAACCAATAATATAGAATGGTTTTTGCATATCGACATTTTTTGAAATTTCATCAAACAATGCAATTTCATGTCCTGTGAGATTTGATGAATTTAGTTCCAACCATTCTTTTGCAATATTACCGGGAAAATTAAATCCTGACCAATATTCAAAATAATCGATTACACCTTTACTATTCATCGACTCATTGATGAACTCATAAAATGAAAATTGTTTTCCTACCAAATTTGGATTTGGTGACTCATAGTATTCTTGAACTCGGCAAAAAGTCAATGTAATTTCTTTATGATTATTGAACGTGAACAATAATATATTGTCGCATAGTTTATGAGTTTTCATTCATAATACTCTTTTAATTTAGCATATCTTTCTTGATCTTTTTCGAAGCCAGATAATACCGCCCACTTTCTCATAACATCATCTAATAGTTTCCATCCTGGGATATCATCTTCAATCTTATTATCAAATCTAATCGTTTCATTCTGTTGCATAGTTATTCTCCATATGTTTATTTAAATCTCGCTCTTGAAATGTCACAAAAAGTGCAAAGTATAATTCACTTGCCATATCTGGACTTTGTTTCACTAAAAGTGTTGCAATGTCATATACATTAAGATTTTCAATGGCTGAAATGATATCACTAACACCACGATTCAACTGGTCAATTTCATATTGCATCATAATAATCTCCTATTGATAACCCATTGTAACATCATCTAGCAGTTTTGTCAAGCGGTTTCTAGATATATCATAGACACCCGGTATTAATTCGGTACCAACAAATTTTCTATTTGTCTTCACACTAGCAACTGCCGTACTTCCAGAACCCATAAATGGATCGTATATTGTTTGTCCTTCATCAGTATATGCACCAATGAAAGGCATTAAAACTTCTGGTGGGTAATTATCAACATAGCCATCAATAGGTGATACCTCATGATAGATAACATCAGGTATACCTTGATCTTTGCTTTGTTTGGCTTTTTTCTTTTTCTTGAATGTGAGAATGAATGAATAATTGAATCGATATAAATTTGCTTTATATGATCTTACCCATATCTTTTGTGATTTCAGTATCCAACCCATCTGTCCTAATTGCATACAGATAAAATTGTGTTTTTGTTTCACCGTACCTTCTGCTTTTCTGTCACGTAAAATGATAGTGATGACACCATTTCTAGGATTTGCTCTAACGAATGTATCATGTATCAATTGTTCCCACAGAGAAGTTGATTTGTTCGGATCTTCACCTATTTCATCAAAATCTGGTGGTGATGTAATGATATAATCATATGTAAGTTTTTCTGAATAATCTACACAATTACCATTAATCAATATACCTACATTATCATAGATTTGCTCACTCATCAACCTCTCCTCATGCGAGCCATCTCTCTGGCTTCTTCAGTATTGAATACTGGTACTGCATTTGACTTATGTAATGTACCGATACCTAACATTTTGTCACCAGTATATACATTACCTACATTTGGTTTTGTGCATGGTGCCATGTTAGTTGGATTAAGACTTGGAATTTTACGTGTTTCTCTTTGATAAACTTTTGTTACCAAAGGTAAAACTTTTTTCGTTGGTTTACCCCGAGAAAAATTGGTAGTCATATTGACAACACCAGCCAGCCACTCATCGTGTTGCCGTTGTTTTTCTTTGCTAAGTTTTTTAGGTTTTGATTTTTTGATATGACAATGAATAAGCATAATAAACCTCCACAGTTACGCAGAGTATCTCACAAAAAAGTTGATATGTCAAGTATTGTTGTTGTTAAAATACAACACTATCGTTTTCGTTGTTTTAGATTTTCATTATATTGTTCTTCTTCCAATTGAAGGAGTCTGATCAATTTAGATTCTGGATTTTTCATTCTTCGGTGTTGTTTCTTAACGTATTTTTCCGAAAAATCAATATCGTCTCTGTATTCAGAATCTTTACGAAACTTTGCTACGAACTTACTCATTTTATGTTATTTCATTTTTTGAATCTTAATGCCTCTTAATCTTGCTTCTGGCAACAATTCTATATCCTCATCATCACTTCTAGCATAGATTATTTTGGCTCCAGTATATGCAATTCTAATTAATCTTAGTAATTGAACTGCTGTGCCATCATCATCATTAAATCTAAAAACTTCATCGACACATTTTAATTCCTTTACTACATCCACTCTAGCATTGTAATTATGTATAAACCCACCGTGATTTCTTACTAGATACATGTCGCTATGTACACCGACAACTAACCAATTTCCTAACGATTTTGCACGTTTAAGAAATTCTAAATCATCTTTTTCTAACGGGTCGAAAGTTCCTGATACTACTACTATTGTTTCTGACATTTTTATGGTAACATTCTAGGGAAACACTCTTTGACAAATTTATATGTCAAGCCTTTCACCCCTAGATCTTTTCTCATAATTCCCATAACAACTTCTGCCTCTCTAGGTTCTAATCCTTCAAGGAATTGTAATAATATTTCTTTTCTTTTTCTATCACTCAATGCTTCTGCCGAAGGATGTCCTTCTTGAAACAAATATATTCTACGCAATTCTGTAGACAATTGACCAAAAGAAATACCAGGTAAAGTATCGGGTATTTTATATTCTTCCGGTAATTCCTTCACTTTCCAATGATAGTTTGGATGAAACGTATACTCTAACACTTTTACTAATGTTTGTGATAAATTTTTTTGTATCACATCCATTTTTTCTTTTTTACTTTTCGCTTCTTCGAATTCATCGAATATTTCATACATATTTTTCATTAAAATTCCTCAATCACATCGATAAGATTTTTGAGTTTCTTTTCGACAAAGTAGTTAAGCATCTTTGTTTTAGATGCACATTTTGTATTTTCATATGTATTTATGATTGCAGTCTTTATATCACCCGGTACCAATGTCAAGTCAATAAGTAGTTGATTACGTGAATAACCTTCTTTTGCTTTATCATCTTGCCACTCTGTCCAATTCTCTGTTAATAGTTTTTCAACTTTGACTTTTGAGATTGGTGTTTGACGTATATCACGTACAAAACAATCGGATGGTGAATAGATGTTAGGTATACCATCACCTTTATCACCACGGATAATCTTTTCAATCAAATCACGTCTGGGATTTTCAGATACAATGAATTTCTTCATTGCCGGATTGTATTGTTTGATTTTGTATGGTTCGGAGCGTTTAGTGTTCCATTGTTGTAATTGAATGAAGTCACCATCACTAGAAAGAATGAGAATATTCTCTTTGAGGTGATTTTCAATAGTCAAAGTACCAATGATGTCATCGGCTTCAGCACCTTCAACATCAATTACTTTGTAGGGGAAGTTTTCTTTGAGTTCTTGTTTGAACTTTGATAGCATGTCGAAAATCAAGTGCCAATCTAAATCTGATTTTTCACGTGCTTTTTTCCGACCTGCTTTGTAGTGTGGAAAGATTTCTTTGCGCCAATATTTACGATTGTCACAACAGAGAACTACTTGACCATATTCGTCTTTGAACTTCTTGATGTGTGTACGAAGTACGTTAAGTACCATGTGGCGAATCAAGTCTTCTTCTAATTTAACTTTTTTCTGTCCTGCAATTTGTGCCATTAAACCGGACAACAAAACTTGATTTAAATCAATGAGTATCATAATATACCTTAATCACAATTGAATTTTAATTATACTCTGCTTTTCTGAAAACGTCAAGAGTTTTATCAATAAATTCTCTTGATTTGCTGGTTTTTCTCGCAACTATACCATACCAACCACCTTTAATCATATTTGATATGTATTCAAAAGGATGTGATAGGATTGCATCAAAACAATCAACATCCTTATATAATTCTGGATCAGTTTCATGATTTCTATAAATCAGAATATGGTATGCATCACCCATATTGCTACCACCTATCTTTTCTCCAGGATCATCATACTGTGAACACTGAACCCAGTAATGTCCATCCAATTCAGGATGCTCTATAAATGTAATATAATCATATTCACTTGATGACATGCATCTTAATTTTTCTATCATTTAATTCCCTTTAGATGTGACTTGCGTACTCTCACCATAATCCATGTATTATAATAGTCATCACTCTCTAAAGCACCACGTACAAACTGTTCTTTTGCTTCGAGATAACTACAATCACCTTTACTTACACATAAGTATAAAATCTCACGTTTAAATTTATCGTGACCTAGTATTGTAACATCTTTTTGCAATTCTGTGTTGGAACCATAATAATTTTGCCAATCAGATGCGGTTTTATACCGTTTTTTCTTACCTTTAACTTGTTTGGTTTTGGCAGAGTAAAATAATTTCTTGCCTATATATTTTTTTCCATTCGTCTCATTAGTTATGAGATACACGAACCCGTAATTATTACCAATCAAGTCTTCAGTAAATTCTTTATCTTTGTATATCCAGTTTAGTCCCATTGTTCATCATCATCAGAGTCTTCATCATCTATATATTCTTCCGTAATTTCTTCGATGAGTTCTCCGCAAAATGGACAATGCTCTGGATAATCTGTTGCAACTAATTCTTCAATATATTCTACAGTATATGATGATTCACAATTGGAACAATCTCCTGTAATAAATTTTCCGCTCATTTGTCTTCCTTAGTGTGCCCAAACGTCACCCCAATCTCCGCTCAATGCACCTTTAGCATAGTCTGTTGCACGATTCTCAAAGAAATTAGTATGTGTTGGAGCGTTAATCATTTCCTCTACCCACGGTAAAGGATTCTTTTTCACTTTAAACACACCTTTTAATCCCAATGAGATTAGTCGGCGGTCTGCAATATAACGAATATATTTTTTGACTTCTTCTGCTGAAAGATTCTCCATGGTGCCCATTGAAAAAGACAGATCGATAAACTTATCTTCCAATTCAACCATCTTTTCAGCAATTGTATATATCTTAGACTTCAATTCATCTGTCCAGATTTCACGATTTTCTTCTATGTATGTTCTAAACAATTTAATCATCGATTCACAATGTTGTGTTTCATCTACGATTGACCAAGTAACAATTTGACCCATACCTTTCATTTTACCATGACGTGGGAAATTCAATAACATGATGAATGATGAGAACAATTGCATACCCTCAGTAAATGCTGAGAATACTGCAATGTGTGTTGCTGTGTTTTCTTTTGTTGTATTCTTACCTGAAATTTCCATGATATAATCATGTTTCTCTTTCATCTCAACATACTCTAAGAATTCATTATATGTTGTCTCTGGGAGCCCTAATGTTTCAATTAGATGCGAGTATGCGGCGATGTGTAAAGCCTCTCTAGCGGCGAATCCTAATAGCATCATACGCACTTCTGGCTGAGAAAAGTATGGTAGATAGTTTTTAACGTAACCACCTGCAACGTCAATATCACCTTGAGTGAAAAATCTAAAGATATTAGTTAAAAAATGTTTTTCTTCTTTAGATAATTTTTTCTTCCAATCTTTAACGTCTTCTAGCATTGGTACTTCTGTGTGTAACCAATGAGACTGTTCATGTTTTAACCAAGCATCATACGCCCATGGATAATTGAATGGCTTAAAATATGTACGTTCGTCTGTTATTAATTGTTCTATTTTTTTAATCATTTATCCATGCCTCGATTTCTGTTTGTGATTTTGCACCAACAATACGTTTAACGACATTATTATTTTCATCTAACATAATCATTGTTGGTACTCCTCTGATACCATATTCTAAAGCAGTTTCTTGATTTTCATCGATATCAATACTTTCTATTGGAATTTGAGTGTTGACGTTTTCTAATGTTTTTGCTAATGCTTTACATGGACCACACCATGTAGCACTAAATTTGATGATTCTCATTTCTTTCCTTCTTTTTGTTCTATACTCGCTGGAAAATAAGGTTCAATAACATAATGTTCTGCACCCCACCAGCCTATCGCAGTAAAAAATCCTACAAATACCCATTCTATAATCATTTCATTACCTCATTAACGAATTCCAATAATAAATTATGTTTACTCACATATTTACCTTTTAACCATGTATACTCATCATACCAATATTGTGTTGCTTCTGGATGACAAGCAACTATACCAATATTGTTTTGTATAATAGCCATTGGGTCACCGTTCATATATCTTGCGTAAGTC